TAATTATGACCTGAGACTAATTCAAAGCTGCTTTTATCTACGCTACTAATCTCAATTTGATCACCTGTGATGATGGCATCTAAAGCGTTCTCAACTGAAAACCTTTTCTTCGATGTTGTTACATCATCAGGTTTTAGTGTGGTCCTTAAAGCACCCCCAAAACTATCTCGTTTAAGTTCTACTAAACCGGTAGAACCAAAATATACAGCCATTAGATAGAAAGACCAGTGACAGCCCCATTAACTTCAAAACTTACATTCGATGACAAGACAGAACCGACAGAACTATTCATAGAGAAATTAGTAATCCAAGCATAAAATTCGATATACCGCCCATTAGTACTACCATCATCAATCTTTAGTTTGAACTTAACTTGTTGGTTATCTGCTGTCTGAGAATGACCTCCCGAGGTTCCGGGTGCTCCTTTAACAATTCCATTGATGAGAGTTGCGGTATCATTATG